CAAACTGCTGAAGGCAGAGGTAGTAAAGTTGAAGTTCTTCCAGGTGGAGAAAACTTAGGTCAAATTGATGACCTGCGTTATTTTACAAACAAAATGCTAAGAGCATTGCGTGTGCCTAGCAGTTACTTGCCAACTGGTCCAGACGACGGAACAGCTAGTTATGTAGACGGTAGAGTAGGTACAGCATTTATACAGGAATATAGATTTAATCAATACTGTATGAGATTGCAAAATTCTATTGCTCCTACTATGGACAAAGAATTTAAATTGTTTATGAAAAACAAAGGACTTAGTATTGATGCTGGGTTGTTTGATTTAAAATTTGTAGAACCACAGAGCTTTAGTCAGTATAAAGAGATAGAAGTAAATGCCGCTAGAGCAAACGTATTTGGTGGACTAGAAGGTGTACCTTATATGAGTAGACGTTTCTTAATGGAGAAGTATTTAGGTCTCACTGAAGAAGAAATACTCAAGAATGAACGTATGTGGGAAGAAGAAAATATTAGTGGTGCAACACCCGAAGCAGATAGTGTTCCTGGATTAGGTAATGTTGGTGTAAGAGGATTTGATGTTCCAGATGGGTCAGATATAGATATTCCAGCAGATGCGGCTACTGATGACACTGAATCAGGTGAAAGTCCAATTAGTGGCGCCGAAGCGGCACCTACAGGAGATGACGATGCGTAGTACAGACATATTAAATGAATATTATGATGCAACAGAAAACGACTTTGCAAATAGAAAAATTGATGATGTGCGTAAGCAAAGACTTACTTTAAAACACATTAATCGTTTGAGAAAGCAGAGAGAAGTACATAATATTGAACATGCTACTAGAGTAGAAAAGATCAAAAAGATCTACGCTAAACCACCTGCACAATAATTTTTTAGCATAAAATTTACTTATCAAAGAAGTTTTGTCATAAAATACCCATTTTTTGGGCCTTTTATAAAGCAAAACGTCTTGGTATTGTAAATATAGATGTAAACCATCTTGGTAAGCCTGTAATTTTTTAAGGAGAATGATATGAGCGAACACAAGGAATCTTTAGTAAAGGTCCTCGAGTATATCGTTAATGATGAGCAAGATAAAGCGGCTGATCTACTTCACAACGTGTTTGTAGAAAAAGCTAAAAATCATTGGGCATCACTACAAGAAAATGATGAGATTGTAGAAGACGAGATTGCTGATGAAGACCTAGACGAAACTATCGATCTTGACGAAGCTGACGATGATGATTCAAAGGACGAAACAGAAGTAGAAGAAGCAATTGATGCATCTGATGCTGAAGAAGATTTCCTTGATGACATTGAATCAGCTGAAGAAGAGATTGACCAAGAAGAAATCATGGACGATGACGACATGGAAGAACCAGAAGCTGAAATGGATTTAGCTATGGACATGGAGCCAGAAGCAGAAGAAGGTGAAGAATCACCAGACGCTGAAGAAGCCATGGACAATGTAGAACAAGCAATTGATGAGCTAAGAGCCGCATTTGCAGAAATGCAAGGCGAAGAGCCAGGTGATGAAGAACCAGAAATGGACGATATGGAAGACGAAATGGAATCTGTTGAAGCTATGGAAGAAGGTGCATCAATGAGTGCAGTTAGTGTATCACATAGTGATAGCAGTGACAAAGGCTCACCTGTAGCATCAAACGCTAAAGCACCTAACGATGCTAAAGCACACCCAACAATGACCGGTGAAGAAAAGGGAAGACCTGCTCCAACTGCGAAACCAATGGGTGTTGATGGTCCACAAGAAGCTGGTTCACCAAGCCCAGCGCCAAAGGCAAAAGACGAAGATACAAAGTCTGAAAGCCCAATTAAAGGCGTGAAGTAATATGATGACCTCGCTTAAAGAACACTTAACATTTAGTCAAGCTAATATTGTTACTGAAACATTAGAAGAAGGTAACGGTAAGAACTTGTATATGAAAGGTATTTTTATTGAAGGCGATGTTAGAAACCAGAACAACCGTATCTATACCAAAGAAGAAATTCATACAGCCGTTAAGGCAATCAATGAAAAAATTAAAAATGGATACAGTGTATTAGGCGAAGCTGATCACCCAGATGACCTCAATATCAATTTAGATCGTGTAAGTCACATGATCACTGAAATGGATACTGATGGTGCAAATGGAATCGGTAAGCTAAAAATTCTACCTACTCCGATGGGAAATATTTGTAAAACCCTATTGGAGAGTGGAGTAAAATTAGGCGTGTCAAGCCGAGGCAGTGGCAATGTTAACGAAAGCGGAATAGTTAAAGATTTTGAGATTATTACCGTAGATATCGTTGCAAATCCAAGTGCTCCAGATGCTTATCCCGATCCAATCTATGAAAGAATTATGAATCATAGACGGGGTAATGTGTTAATGGATGTCGCTGATGCAACTAGACACGACAAAGTAGCACAACGTTATCTCCAGGAAGAGGTGACAAACTTTATTAAAAACCTGAGATATAGGAGAGATTAATATGGCTCATGCAATGGATGAACTATTAAACTCAAGTACGCTCTCCGAAGAGGTTAGATCTTCAATATCTACAGCTTGGGATACCCAACTAACGGAAGCTCGTGAGACAATCACAGCAGAACTTAGAGAAGAATTTGCTGGACGTTATGAAAATGACAAAGAGCAAATGGTCGAAGCTATGGATAAAATGATTGGCGATGTTATTGGAAAAGAACTTGAAGAGTTCAAAGAAGATAAAGCAAAAGTCAATGAAGATCGTGTTGCATATCGCAAGCACATGAAGGAACATGCAAAAGTTCTAGATAAGTTTGTGATGGAAACACTTGCGAAGGAAATACAAGAACTTCGTAATGATCGTAATGCTCAAGATCAAAACATGACCAAATTGGAAGGTTTTGTGATGGGGCAATTAACCAAAGAGCTCAACGAGTTTCATGAAGACAAACGCTCACTAGTTGAAGCAAAAGTCAAAATGATTAAAGAAGGCAAAGAGGTTATCAATCAAACTAAAGCAGATTTTATTAAAACAGCCGCAAAGAAAGTTGAAGGCATTATGGAAACTACCATTAAGTCTGAACTTAATACATTGCGTGAAGATATCAAATCAGCCAAAGAAAATACCTTTGGACGTAAGATATTTGAAACATTTGCCGCTGAATTTATGTCAAGCTATCTCAACGAAGGAACTGAAGTTCATAAGTTGAACAAGGTAGTGGAAAATCTACAAGGTGAGATTGAAAACAAGGATAAAGCCATTGCTGAAAAGGAAGTGATGATAGCAGAAAGTGCAAAAACTGTACGGATTGCTAAAGACACTGCGGAAAGAAAAGCAATTATGCAAGAAATGATGCAACCTCTCAGCAAAGACCACAAAGAAATAATGGGTGCGTTGCTTGAAAGTGTAAAAACAGACAAGCTACAAAATGCATTCAACAAGTATCTCCCTTCAGTATTGAAGGAAGACGCAAAAAAACCAGAAAAGAAGGTATTAAGTGAATCTTCAACTGAAGTCACTGGAAACAAAGCACAAGCATCAGCATCAGCTGAAACGCATACAGCTGATATTGTTTACCTTCAAAAATTAGCCGGTATAAGTTAAGGAGACCGAAAATGGCAGACAATTTAATGGAAAATTGGAGCGAAACAAAAACCGCTCTAACTGACGGTCTAACTGGAACCAAAAAGCAAGTAATGGAAACTACGCTTGAAAACACTAAGAAGTACCTCTCAGAGGCGGCTTCCGGTGGCGCAACTCAAGCTGGCAACATTGCAACACTTAACAAGGTTATTCTTCCAGTGATTAGACGTGTCATGCCAACAGTTATCGCTAACGAGATCGTTGGTGTACAGCCTATGACAGGCCCTGTTGGACAGATTCATACTCTTAGAGTAAGATATGCAGAAACTTTTGATTCAGCTGTAGCTGGTGATGAGGCATTGAGCCCATTCCAAATCGCAACTGGATATTCAGGTAATGCAAGTACTAACAAAGCAGAAGCTACTTCAGCCCTTGAAGGACTTGGTGGTAAGAAAATGTCAATCCAAGTATTGAAGCAAACAGTCGAAGCAAAAACCAGAAAGCTATCAGCTCGCTGGACTTTTGAAGCGGCTCAAGATGCACAGTCAATGCACGGATTGGACGTTGAAGCAGAAATCATGCAAGCACTAGCCCAAGAGATTACTGCTGAAATCGATCAAGAGATCATTGCTAGCTTAACATCACTTGCTGGTGCGGCGGCTGATACATATGCTCAAGGTAGCGTATCAGGTACTGCAACATTCGTAGGTGACGAGCATGCCGCTCTTGCAGTTCTTATCAACAAGAACGCAAACACTATCGCCGCAAGAACAAGACGTGGCGCTGGTAACTGGGCAGTTGTAAGCCCAACAGTACTAACAGTACTACAAAGTGCTACAACTTCAGCGTTCGCAAGATCAACTGAAGGCGCTTTTGAAGCACCAACAAATACTAAATTTGTAGGTACTTTGAACGGCACAATGAGAATTTATGTAAACCAGTATGCGGCAGATGATGACGTACTAGTTGGTTACAAAGGTGCAACAGAGACAGACGCCGCGGCGTTCTATTGCCCATACATTCCGTTGATGTCAAGCGGTACAGTACTTGACCCACAAACATTTGAGCCAGTAGTTAGCTTTATGACCAGATATGGTTATGTAGAGCTTTCAAACCAGGCTAGCTCACTTGGTAACGCGGCTGATTACCTCAGCAAAATCGCAGTTACAACTGGTCAACTTGCATTTACCTAATAGGTATTTTCAAAGAAACGGAACAGGGCCTACGGGCCCTGTTTTTGTTTGTAGTTTTCTAATAAATATGTTTAATAGGAGACAGTTAAATGGCAACAAAATTTAATCAAAATATAGAAGTCAATGGTGAAGTAAAAAGTACATCGTTAAAATTAAATGGTTCTACTTTATCATTGGACAGTCTATCCGGTGTAACAACTACTGGAGTATCAAGTGGACAAGTTTTAAAATACAACGGATCAAGTTGGGGACCTGCTGATGATAGCGGAGGAAGCGGTGGCGGTGGCACCGGAGATATCGAAGGGGTAGTTGCTGGAACAGCACTTACAGGTGGCGGTACAACAGGTACAGTTACATTGAATGCTGATGTCGGAACAACAGCAAATAAATTAATAATATTAGATTCAGATGCAAAGTTGCCAGCAGTAGATGGATCACAGTTAATTAATATTTCAGCCGCAACAAACTTAAACGGTTTAACTGATGTTGATACTACAACAACTCCTCCAAGTACAGGACAAGTTTTAAAATGGTCAGGTTCTAAATGGGAACCAGGAAATGATCTTACTACAGGCGGTGGCAGTTTAGGTGACATAACAATCTCAGCAAGTACACTTACAAGTACTGGTACAACAATTACAATTAACGATGACCTTGCAGTAACAGGAAGTATTACAAGTAGTCAAGCAGGTGCACCAATATTAACAAGTGCAAGCACATTAACATTACAAGCTACTACAAGAACAACTATTGCAAATACTCCATTAAAATTACATAGTTTTACAACTACAGCCAGAGATGCTTTAACAGCCGCTGATGGGGATATGATTTATAATAGTACAACAAATAAATTTCAAGGATTTGCAAATGGTAGTTGGGTAGATTTACATTAAGGAAAAGCAATGGCACAAAACGGAATATCAACACTTCAATATAAAAGAGATAGACAAGATCAAAAATTAGCACTAGTTGGCGTAGATAGAACAAATTCAAATAGCGTTACGCCTGGACGTTATGCAGTTGTATCACCAGATGCAACAGAATTACCAACTAGATATGCTAGTAACAACAACGATCATGCTAGTATTATTATAAATTCAAATACAGGTGGATTAAAAAACGGGCGACCTTTCGCACCATAGGAGATATAAATGGCAGATATGTATCATTATCAAATAGGAACACATACAGGAGAACAGTACACAGCGATGCGTGAAAGTATTTGCAGTGACGATAACGAATATACGGAATTTGTAAGAGACTGTACAATGGAAAAAGATCACAGTCCAACTCGAGGTGTATTTTATCTAACAGAAGCCGAAGCTGAAATTATCAAAGCAAAACCAGAAGTTCGTTTTATTCAACTTGATCCGCATTTTCATCCAGAACCTTATGAAGTAAGTGAAGATGATTTGCATTGTATGATAGAAGAAACATATAGATACAACGAACCTGTTAAAAATTATAACGAATATGCAAGAGGAACCGGAACCAATTATCTTCCAGTTACATCACCTACTGTAGCAGATTTGCGTAGATGTGGATATCAACTTGCAAGAACTACGAGAAAAAACGGCCCTAAGCCAAGACAAGATATTTGGAACAACGATATTGTAATGAATTTGTATAACTTAGAACAAACAGGTACAGGTAAAGATGTAGATATTTGTGTTATGGATAACGGCACTTGGATAGGTCATATTGAATTTATAAACAATAGACCTGCTGGTGAATCACCTACAGGGTATATTGGAGGCAATCCCTTGCCTGGCGATGGTATTTGCGATTGTTTAGATATGGTGCTTGATGGGCCTTATTATTTAGATCCAGATTGGTTTAATGCGGCTCCTGGCAGTAGACTGGAAACTAGATGGGACGGAACTACAGTACCTACAGAAAGTGAAGCAAGAGCCTGGTGGGGATCAGTTAGTAACAGAAGTAATGGATACGGATCATATGGAACAATTACTGTAAGTACAAACTATACTAGACTTAGAGCAAATGGAGATTTTAACACTGCTCCGTTTAGTGGAACACATGGTACTCAGTGTGGTAGTCAAGTATACGGAAGAACACATGGTTGGGCATATAATGCCAACAAATGGGTTATTGATGGATTTAGTTCATATGGACTTGGTATAGATAAGACATTTGAACTACAGAAAGTATTTCATCAAGCAAAACCTGTAAATCCAAAATATGGAAACAAAAATCCAACAATCAGTTCAAACAGTTGGGGATATAGAGCAACTCCTCCGAGCAGTGGATATGCTACTCACAGAGGTTCTCAGACACAGTATACTACAGATGGTACCAAACCACAATTTATGCGTTATGTCGGAGATGCTGGAGATGGTGGAAGAATGAAATGCGAATTTGTAGATTCAGCACTTACTGTAGCAGGAGAAGAACTTATTGATGCTGGTGTTATATTTGTTGTAGCGGCTGGAAACAGTACTCAAAAACAAACTAAAAGTAATCATCCTGATTACAATAATTTTTTCCACACCAGTAGTTCAGGCACTATAACTGATGGATCAACATTTTCACAATTTGGATATGCAGTTTATCCAACTACTAACAGACCAGGTATGCCACAACACATAGGTAAACGAGCAGATCCAGGACTTACATATAATATTGGTGTAGCAAATAATAGTGCAAGTAGCTATTATTTTACCAGTGGTAGTGATAGACAATTTGATTCAAAGGGAAGTGGCCCTAATCTAAGTGTTCAACTTAATGCAGGTGACACAGTGAATTTTAATGTTAACGTTAGTGGGCATCCGTTTTATATAAAAACTACCTCAACTACCGGAACTGGCAATCAAGCACCAGGTGTAACAAATAACGGAGCTCAGGTTGGAACAGTATCATTTACACCTACAACTGCTGGTACTTATTACTATATCTGTCAATATCACGGAAGTATGGTAGGACAAATAGTTGTTAGTGCTAATGAAATAATGTGTCCTGCAATTAACATCGGTGCATTAGATGATAGCTCAATGAGAACCAACGCCGGAGGAGCGTTTTCCGAACGCAAAGTAGATTATAGTGATATGGGAGAGTCGATAGATTGTTTTGCTCCAGCAGATGGTAGTTTAGCGGCTACTACAAAATTTTATGGTTTGGATGTTCCAAGATGGGATGGCACATATGTAAGTAAAAGCGGCAACACAACTTGGAGTGATGGTCAAACTGGTTCACCACTAGAAAGCAGAGATACAAGATTCAGTGGTACCAGTAGTGCATGTCCTATAGCGGCAGGCTTAATTGGAACTATTATGCAATACAATAGAAATTGGACATATCTAGATGTAAAAGCCTGGTTAAAGACATTATATGTACACCCCACAGTAGATGGATATTCAGTTCAAGGATTTCATGATGCCGCAGAAGAAACCACTGCTAATGGTAATGGACATGCAGATTTATATGCATTACAAGGTGCTGAAGCAAGGATTATATATCAAGGTGGAACATTTAGTGAAACAACCAAAGAAATAACTACAAAAGATGTTACTTTTGGTAATGGTATTGGTGTTACTGGATCTCTTGGCTTTAGTAGAGATTGACAAATCTAAGAAGTGTGTTAAAATAAAATATGACCAATCTCAAAGAACTTACTTGGGAAGAACACAAGAATGCTGAGCGACAAGCCTTTGTTAAAGAACTAATGGGCGGAATCAGTAAACAAAGATATGCTGATTTTTTACATGCTCTACATCCACAATATCACTTATTAGAAAGTTTTGCAAAGCTACACAATCTATTAGATGTTGAGATTGCACCAAATATCTATGCTGACTTGCATGAACTGTGTGAACAACTAGAAGATTTTAAACCTACAGAATATCCTGTGGTCAAAGAGTACATGGATCATATAATGTCAATAAAAGATGACCCACACAAACTCATGGCACACATATATGTACGTCACATGGGAGATTTAAGTGGGGGACAAATGATTGCAAAACGTGTTCCTGGGAGCAAAAAATTCTATCAATTCAATGAAGATGTTGGTGTTCTCAAAGATAAAATTCGCACAAAATTAAACGACAGTATGGCTGACGAAGCTAAGATATGTTTTAACTTTGCTACCAAACTTTTTAAACAAATGTCGATCTCAAACAACTAAATATATAAAAGTAGTTGTGAGAGACATATATGGCGTTAAACTTAGATCATCAACGAGAAAGAATTACCACTCAGAGTGGTAGCTTGACTATCAATACCAATGGTAGTATTAGAATTCCAGTTGGTAATACAGCTCAACGACCTAGTACAGTAGCTACTGGACAAATAAGATTCAATACACAACTTAACAGATTTGAAGGCTATAACGGAGTCGAATGGAAAAACTTTGGTGGTGTTTCAGATGCCGACCAAGATACATACATTGAAGTTGATAATCCACTTGACAATGACACAATTAAATTCTTTACAGCAGGTACCGAAAGAGTAAGCATTGACAATACTGGTAAATTTACAGTAGAGGGCAATACTGAATTAAAAGGTAATGTTACTATCGGAGGTGATATTACAATAGGTGATGCTGATACAGATGGCATCAATGTCAATTCAGATTTTAATAACAGTTTACTTCCTAATTTAGATAGCACATACAATTTAGGTAGTGCTCTTAAAAAATGGAAAAATATTTTCATAGGTGGCACACTTAATGCAAGTGCAAGCACAGAATCAATTATACTACCTCAAGGAACTGATGCTCAAAGACCCGGAACACCACAGACTGGTATGTTACGTTTTAGCACCACAAGTAGCAAAGCAGAAGTATATAATGGTACAGCTTGGGTAGAAGTAGGCACAACTCCTCCAGTCAATGAAGCATTTAAAACTATTGCAGTTAGTGGTCAAAATAGTATTGTAGCTGATCAAGCAGAAGATATACTAACACTTGTTGCTGGTACAGGTATTACGATTACTACAGATGATACTACAGATGCAATTACAATAGAAAATACACAGGTTACTGAAACATTTAAAACTATTTCAGTAAGTGGACAATCAGATGTTGTTGCAGATAGCAGTGGTGATACACTTACACTTGTTGGTGGCACTGGTATATCTATTACAACAAATGCAAATACAGACGAAATTACTATCCAAACTGTAGGTGGAGGCGGTGGATCTGCACAAAACCTATTTGATAAAATTGCAGTAAGTGGACAAAATACAATACATGCTGATAACGTAGCTGACACATTAACATTTGTTGCTGGCACTGGCATGACCATTACAACTGATGATATAAATGATAGAGTAATTTTTACAGCTTCAGCAACTGGTAGCGTTAATGTTTTTGATAAGATAGCAGTCGCAGGACAGACTACTGTAGAAGCTGATAGTGGCACAGATACATTAACACTAGTAGCAGGAACAGGTATTACAATTACCACAGATGCTACAACAGATGAAATAACAATTACAGGAACAAGTTCATATGGTAACAGTGACGTTGATACACATTTAAATCAATCAACTGCACAAGTAGGCGAAGTTCTTAGTTGGAACGGCGGTGACTATGATTGGGTAAGCAATGCAGGATATACTGATGCTGATGTTGATACACATTTAAATTTAAACACTGCTAGTACAGGACAGGCTTTAATTTATAATGGTGCAGACTACAGTTGGGGAACTGTAGGTGGTGCTATTACAATACAAGATGAAGGTACTCCTCTTACTACATCAGCTACTACTATAAATTTTGTAGGTACAGGAGTTACAGCAACAGGAACAGGTGCTACTAAAACTATTACAATCTCCGGAGGCGGAGGAAGCGGAACCGGCGATGCTATTATAGATGCTGATGCAGACACACATATAAAAGTAGAAACTTCAACTGACGAAGATAAAATACGTTTTACTACAGCAGGCACTGAGAGAGCAAGAATTGATACCAACGGTAATTTTATTATTGGTGATCCTAATTCAAATACATTTTACAAATTACCAACTACAAGAGGCATTAGTGGTCAAGTACCAGTACTAGATGCTAGTGGTAATACTACATTCCAAACTATTGCAAGTGGCAGTGGTACTGCATTTTATCAAAACAACGCACCATCAGTTGGCATTAACAATGGTGATTTGTGGTTTGACACAGGTACTACAGCTGAACTTTATGTATATACAGGTGGTGAGTGGATATCTGTTGTAAGTGGTGCTGATACAGGTTTTATTCCTGTTAACTTTACTGGAGATGGAACCACAACAGCTTTTAACGCCAATGCTGGTGATGGAACTGTAAGTATGGTATTTTTAAATGGTGTGCTTATGAAGAAAGGTACATCGGATGATTTTACTGAAACTGGAGGAGTTGTTACTTTTGCAAGTGCTCCATTGAACGGAGATCAAATTGATGTAATCATAACTGGTGAAATAAATGCTATTACACTTCCACAGCTTGGCTTATCCAATCATACATTAATAACTATTGATGGTGCTGGTAACTTACAAGCAAACAGTTTACAAGGTAATAATCTAACAGTAAACAGAGTTCCGATTGTAGGCACCAACGGAGTATTGATAGATAATACAAATTTCACATTCGACGGTTCACTACTACGAGTAACAACAACAGGCGCAATTCAATTACCAAGTGGAACAGATGCTCAAAGACCAACACCTGCTACTGGTATGTTAAGATTTAACAGTCAATCAAACACAGCAGAAATATATGATGGATCAACTTGGGGCGGATTAGGTGGAGCTACTTCACAAGACCAAGACGGTGACACAAAAATCGAGTTTGAAACTAGTCCTGGTAATGATAATGATGCTTTAGATTTTTATACAGCTGGTACACAGCGTATGCAAATTAATAATGTTGGTAATTTTGCATTTGGAGCAAGTTTAAACAAATTTACAATAGACTATACAACTGGCGCAACACAAATTAACGGCGCTAATGTACACAGTGGTAATAGTGGAGTTTCAGCGGCAAGTTATGGATCAGCAACTGCAATACCAGTTGTTACTGTGAATGCAGAAGGACATGTTACTGGAGTAAGCACAGTTACTCCAACTTTTAGTCCAACAGCAAATAGTATTAATGATACCCATATTGATTTTGGTACAGGCGCAAGTCAAGTTAACACAGACGACTTACCAGAAGGTACAACAAACTTATATTTTACACAAGCTAGAGGTGATATCGTAAATGATACAACTCCACAACTAGGTGGTAACTTAGATGTAAATGGAAAACAAATAACAAGTGCTAGCAGTGGCAATATTGTTATTCAACCTGATGGTACAGGCAAAGTTCAAATCAGTGGCATTAATTATCCAACAGCAGATGGAAACACAGACCAAGTGCTAGCGACCAATGGAAGCGGACAACTGGTGTTTACCAGTGTACAAAACCTAAGTGGCAGTGGCATGCAAAATGTCAACGAAGATACAAGTCCAGAACTAGGTGGTAATTTAGATGTAGTAACACATCAAATTGTTAGCACTAGTGGCAGAGATATTGAAATTATGCCAGATACAACTGGCAATGTAGGTATTGGTCAAACCAATCCACTAGAAAAACTACATGTAGATGGAGCCATCCGTATAAATGGTGTGAGTACTTTGGAGACAGCCGCAACCACTCTCGCAACAACAACCCAGTCGGCAATAGATACGTTTGCAAACACAAAATATAGAAGTTGCAAATATGTAATTCAAGCTACTGACACAGTCAGTAGTGAATATCAAATAACAGAAGCATTACTAATACATGATGGCTCCACTGCATATGTCAGTGTTTATGGTATTGTAATGACAGGCAGTGCAGAATTGTTTACACTAGATGCAGATATAAACAGTGGCAATGTTAGATTACTAACAACTGGTGCTAGTACAAATAGCACACAGTATAAAATAACAAGAACAAGTACGTTGGTGTAATATGGCATTAAAAGACTTTATGGTAAAAAGCAATGTCCAAATGATGGGACATCAAACAGTAGGCGGATATCTAGCAGGCCCAGCTACTTTTGTAATAGACCCAGCCGCTATCGGAGATGACACAGGACTTGTTCAAATCAAAGGTGGGTTACAAGTAGATGGAACTACTACCACTGTCAATAGTACTACACTAGACGTTACTGATCTCAATATCACTGTAGCCAAAGATGCCGCAAATGCTGGTGCCGCCGACGGAGCAGGTCTAACAGTAGATGGCGCAAATGCTACACTTACATATGACAGTACAAATGACCGTTGGGCAATTAACAAATCTCTTGCTGGTAATATAATAGGAACAGTGAGTGATATTAGTAATCATAGCACAACTAATCTATCTGAAGGCACAAATTTATATTTTACAAATGCAAGAGCTGATGCACGGATAGTACTACAAGTTGGTGCAAATTTAGATCTAAGCAGTAAAGATACAGATGCACTAAGCGAAGGTTCAACAAATTTATATTTTACCAATGCTAGAGCAGATACTAGAGCAACACTTAGAGTTACAGCCGCAGATATTGGAAATTTAAACAACGTAGATGAAACTGGTGTAGCAAATAATAAAATTTTAAAATATAATAGTACTAGTAGTAAATGGGAAGTAGCAGATGATAATGGTGTTGCACTTACAGACTTATCAGTAACAACAGGATCTGCATCAGGATCTGGCACACTAACCTATAATAATAGTACTGGTGTTTTTAGTTTTGCACCAGCTGACTTATCAACTTATTTGACAAGTGAAACAGATACATTAGATAGTGTAACTGGAAGAGGTGCAACAACTACAAATGACATCAGTGTAAATACACTAGCAAGCACAATAGCGACAGGTACTGCACCATTAACAGTAGCAAGTACAACAATGGTCAGTAATCTAAACGCTGACAAATTAGACGACAAGGAATTTACAGATATTATTGCTGAAGCAACTGCATTGGCAATAGCGTTAGGATAGAATATGGCACAAACATTTAAAAATTATACAGCGGCAAGTATAGGATCAACACCAACAACTGTTTACACAGTAGCAAGTGCAACCACTTCTATACTAATAGGAGTAAACTTAGCCAATAGAACATCATCACAAATTACAGTAAGTGCCCAACTAGGAACAACATATATTGTTAAAGATGCACCTATACCAAGCGGTGGTGCATTAAGTGTACTAGAAGGAAAAATTATAGCAGAAGCTACTGATACGATTGTTGTAACCAGCGATACTGCTAGTAGCTGTGATGCAATAGTAAGTGTATTAGAGCAGACATAATGGGTAGATCAAAACAACTAGCAACGATCATTGAAAGTGCTCCAAGCACATTAGATACACTGAATGAACTAGCTTCAGCATTGGGTGATGACGCAAACTTCTCAACTACTGTTACAAACTCAATAGCAACAAAGTTACCACTTGCCGGTGGTACTATAACTGGTAATTTAGGCATAACTGGTGTTACTACATCAACTGGATTTAGTGGAAAAATTCACCCTGTTAATGGAACTACAACCAACTACCTATCTTTGAAAGATGGTAATGAACTTAACTTTTATAATTCAAGCGATCAAAGCCAAACACTACATATAAATTATGATGGTGGAACTGTAGACCTAGCAGGAAGTTCTGTAGAAATTGCACACGGAGGAGGAGCAATTTTTAAAAAAATTGTCCAAATTCAAGGAGACACTGAAACTACAAATCTTAGATTGCGTGGAAGAAGTTCTGATCAAAATTTTTACACTTTATACCAGAGCCATAATGGTGCGGCTACAAATGCTTCTTTTGGAACTGATGCATCTAATGATACTTTTAATTATCAAGTACAAAACCATGCATTCCAAAATCTAGCTAGTAATAACACTTATATGTACATTAAATCTGATGGTAATATTGGTATTGGTACAACTAGTCCAGGTAGTAGAAAACTGAGAATAGTTGGCAGTTCATCTGCTTATCCATTATCACTTGATAGTACTGACACAGATTATGCTTTAGAATTTCAAAAAAATGGTACTTCTGAATGGTGGCTTAAGGCAAGTGCTAGCAGTTTTAAGATACATGAAAATGGATCTGCTGATCATTTTACAGTAGCATCAGGTGGAAGTGTTGGTATTGGAACAGGAAGTACAGCATTAACAGCAGGTAAGGTAAATGTCGAGCTAACAGGTGTTGCAATATCTGGTAATACTGATGGTGCTACAATGGGTGCTTCAAGCATCATTAATTTATATAATAACAATCAAGTAACCGATAGTACTGTAATGCTTTTAGGCACAACTTCATTAGGTGTTCTTGGGCAAATTGGTTCTGGTATAGGGTTTGCAAGAGAAAATGGTTCGAATTGGGGTACACAGTTACGTTTCTATACACATGAAACAAACACAGTTGATGTAGATGCCCTAACAGAACGTATGCGTATCGACGCAGAAGGCAATGTTACAAAACCGTATCATCCATCTTTTGGTTGTGTTGGATTTTCTGCACATAGATATATGAATACATGGCATGCTGTAGATTTACACAGCTGGAACTTTGTGTATCAAAGAAATACTAGTCATTATAATAATACCAATGGTAGATTTACTGCTCCTGTAGCTGGCATGTACCACTTCTATTACCACAGTATGTTTACTAACCCTAGTACAAATGACTTTCACAATAGACTTAAAGTTAATGGA